ATTGTACAAATTAATTTTCCGAGCAGGTACGAAACGCTGTCCCATGGAGTAAAATGGTGTTTCATATTCCAACACAGGATTAGTTCCTGCTGTTGCAACATGAGTAACACCTAATCCGTTTGCCATAAGGTCCAGACGCTTTGAGCGTCTATCTCCGGCAACACCGGTTTGTATATGTTCATCCATACCATTGACTTTACCAATGATATTATGACGAGCTACTGCAAAACTATTTTGGCGAGTTGCACCACCAATAGTAGTTAATACTGCTTTATGTCTTAATCCTCCCCTTCTGCATGCAAAAGCTGGAGTCAAAAAGTTCATTAATGTAGTACTGCAGAAATTATAACCGGCAGTTGCTGGAACTGAATTAGTTGCTGTATCTTGTCCATTAGTTTCCCAACCACGATAGAAAGGAAAATCATGAATATTATAAGCAACTGCTCTAGAACTAGCGGTAGTTCCATCATCGCCTGGATAATAAGAATTATGAAAGTGATAACGACGCAACATTTCCCGTAGAGAAACGATACGTTCACCTTGATATACCAAATATTGGTTATCCTCAGGAATTGATTCACCTGCTGCAAAACTTTGCACTGGTGCTACATCTCCTGGGGAATTCGAAGTATCCTCTGCCGAAGCTAACACCTCTGGCGCCGTTTCTGCCTGTTGGGCATGATACGAAATCAGAGAAAGATTTTTGGTAGTGGGAACAGCCACAGCGAAATCATCGCCAGCAGCTACCCACACCTGAATCTTTACATCAGCTGCAGTAAGGGATGGAGTTGCGAGTTCATTCACAACATAAACTGAAAGTGACCCATTATCGTATGTTCCTCCACAAGTTACTGGATTGACATCATCATAAGGTGTAGATGATGGCAATGCTCCAATACCTGCATTAAGAGCCCATGCACGAATGTCAGCCCACTTTACCTCATACTCAAAGTCACGATTTTCTGAAATATCAATGACTGTAGAATAAGTCTGGTTAAATGGGATGGCACCGGCTGGACTAGTTGCTGGATTATATACGAGACGAATCCTTCCCCGATGATATTCGGAGCAAACGACGTTAAATCTAAATTTGATAGAACCTTGCCATGCTTCAAATGGGGAAGAACCGAATGTTAGGGCTGTTCCGTGTAATTCCTGGACGGGTGCTGAAGATACTACTTCTCCAAATAGTGGTGAAACCACCATTGAAGTTAGCATCGTATCAGTAACCGCAGTTTCAGGCCAGTCAAATTGTCGAAAATATGACCAACGCTTGCATATGGAATTGACAGTGAGTTCATCCTCACCACCAAGTCCCATCACACGGGTATCCACTGTGAGTTCATTCTTAGAATCCAAACTCAATTTGACCAATGCCTCAGGAGCATCACTATTTGCCATATTTCCAACAAATCTTGGAACATATGATCTAGTGTCCTCTAATATCTGAGGCCGGGAATATCCAAAAATGCGAGCAACATCTCCGATTCTTGTTGAAACCATTGATGTAGCCTTAGCATATGGAGCTAACACTGGAATCATAGAGAGTGCATCAGCTGCTTTGGCAACTGCTGACGCCGGTTTGCTAATAAGACCATCTTTACAGAATTCATCATCACGTGATGTATTCGAAGATTTCTTCATAGCTTTTTTCGTCTGTGATCCCGCTTGGGGACTGTAGGGCTTTGGGAACCCAAACTCATCCAAGTCCGCTGCTTCAACTGCGCCTTGAGCGACAGCTGTAGTAGGAACTGAAAGAGTTAGATTCTCTGCCCAACAGAATACAGTGACGGTAATGGGATCGGTTCCCCCATTAGCGTGCTGCAAAACATCGAAGTCATGGATATCGATTTCTCCAATTTCATCAGGCCACCCTGCCTTTGTAATATCCAAATAATTTTCTGGCCATAAAAATGGCAAGAGCATTTCTCCTCCCTGAGAAGAAGTTGGATCTAAAAGTAGATGTGGTTTTTGAGATGCTTGAATCAAATCCTGCGCAATAAAAGCTCTATTCACAGTAACTTCATCATCAGTTACAAAAGGATTGTAAGATAACAAAGCACGACCGTAATAAAAGCCATTACCATTGACTAGAACCTTCAAGCGAAGGTTGCAGCGCAAGTTACGATAACGATTAATTTTGTCAAGAACATCAGCATTGTTGAAAAACTCAGTCCACGGATTGAACCGTGTAACCGACAACGCAGCCGACGGAGTCCACTGATACTCCTTGATTTTGATTGGACGAGATAAGAAATCGCCCAACTGAGCGTCGCTGAAACCCGCGAGCTCTGTTGTTGAATCCGGGCTTGCGACGATGTCGTATGACCACGGACTGTCCCCATCGACGAAGTTCGTCGTTTGGGCGCTCGATTCGTTCGAGACTTTGGAGATGTTATACGCTGCACCTCCTTCAGCACTTGAATTATTTTGGCTAGTAAGTAATTTAAGTATATTGGATTGGTTGCGCTACTCTACGCTCCATCCTCAGTATATTTGGTTGATTGGCGAAATCTCCCCTAAATAGGGGTAGTCCACTGACTGCCTTAAACATGCAAGCCTATATATAGTATACAAACATACAAACTATCTAACATACGGTAATCCAATACATGA